AGATGTTTCTGTTACTAATTGTTTTGCTTGGTTTTCAAGCATAAGAGACATGTTGTTCTTATCTGTCTCATTCAAGCCTTCTAATAGACCTGTTTTTACCCATTTTTTTGCTAATCTCGCCGCATCACTTTGTAGTGATTTATATGGGTTTGCGGATTCGAGTAATGATTGAATCTGACTCATTGTTTTAAGTGTTTGTTTTTAATTGTTTTTAGTTTACTTTTTAATACCAGCTAATTGTTGCATTCTTGCAAATGCAGCGTTAACTTCAATAATTGGTTGTTTAGTGTTGTTTGAAACACCAGATATAACTTTAGATGCCATACCTCTTACTGATTCAGTTACTGGACGTTTAGTTGTTGTTTGAGTGTTTAAATTTTCCATTACTGTCTCGTAAACAAGTTGTGCTTCTTTCTTAGTAGAGGCTTTGTCAAAAGCTGCTAATACTTTAACTTTTTGTGATTCAGTTAAGTTTTTGGCTTTGAAAACTTTGTTTGAATAAAGAAGTTTTGAGTTTAGTAAATTAACTTCGTTTAATTCAGATTTGATCTTAGTTAATGCTCTGTAAGCTTCTTCTAATTCTTCTTTCATTTTTTCATGCTTTTCATAATAAGCATCTGAATTTGAGTCTTTAGCTTTGGTTGGTTTTAATAAACGAAGTTTTTGTTTTTCATTTAATTCATCCATGTCTTCCATTTCCTTCTTCATTTTCTTAGCTTCTTTTAAACTTTTACAAGCTTTATGCTCAGGATAATCAGCGCAAATTAATGCTAATACCTGTTCAGGTAATTCTTCAGCATATTCGTCTAATCCTTCCATTTCAGCTAAAAGTTCATCTAAGTCAACTTCTTCTTCTTCCTCTTCATCTTCCATTCCTTCATGTCCACCTTCTATTTCACCGGCTTCAATCATGTCAGAAATAACGTCTTCAATAAAAGATTTTAAATCATCTTCAGACATGTTTTCAATGTCAAATTCTTCTTCATCTTCTTCACCTTCCATCAAGTCGGTATCAGATTCTGAACTAGGAGCTATATTACCGTGAGCTCCATCACCTCTAGGGTCATTAATAACTTCTTCCATGTCGTCAAGTTCTCTTAGAAGTTCATCTAAGTCCATTTCTTCATCCATAGAATCTTTTTCTTCGTACATGTCTTCGTCCATGTTTTCATACATGTCTTTTTCCATGTCTTTCATTTCATCTAACTCTTCATCAGCATTATCCATCTCGTCGATTTCTGCTAATTTAGCAGATAGTTTTTCTTTGAGATAAGGAGTAAATGTTTCTTCAAGAGCGACTTTTGCATTGGCGATAGCTGCTTCTTTAATAGCTTTAGCATCGGCAATAGCTTCTTTCAGAATGTCTCTGTTTGTTGCCATAATTTTCCTCAAATTTTTGTTTTGGAAGTACGCTTATTAGAATTGGAAGCGTAATAGAATTTATTTAAGTAATGCAATATAGGGAATTGCATATTCCATTATACATATATGGGAGGGATTCAAAATGCGAAAAAGTGAAACCCTCCTTTTAAGGGAGGGTTGGTCCAAGGAGACTATCCAAGGAGGGGTTAAAATATTGGACAACTTCCGTTAGCACAAAGTATTTCAGTTAGAAGTGTGTTTACTTTAGAATATGGATATTGAGTTTGTTCTTTTCCTTCTCTAACTAAATTCATGTATGAGCCTGGGTTAGATGGTGTAGATACAAAATCCCAACAAAGTAATTCAAAGTCATCTTGTACTTCCATTGTTCCTTCACCTAGTGGTTTTAAACTACCCATACCACGTGATGATACACCTACTTGTACATTGTTTTCTATGAGTGCTTTTAATATATTTCCAGAAACAGTAGGTAATATTTCAATTTTACCCATTACTTTATCTCCATCCCACCTTATATCTCTGATAATATGAGATACATTTTTTAATGAAATGATAGATGAGTCTGGGTGGTCTAATTCACCTGTAGCTCTGTTTTCTTTAATACAAGTCATATATTTATCTATTTCACGTTCCCATAGTTCTTTAGGGTAATATCTGCCATTTCCATTTTTTACTTCGGCTGTGGCTAATATACCTTCAACAAGTGGATTACCAGAAGGTGCCTTAGCACCTTCATGGAGTTGTTGAGGGGATATTGAGAATGGTATTGTTTCTATTAATACTTGTTTCATAGTTCCATTCCGTTTTGGTATGATACTACAGTTAAATCACTGTCGTACCAATCTGATACTCTATATTTTCCTGATCCTTCTTCTGTTTCTTCTACATGTTGTACTACACCTTCTTCTTTAGAGACACGTTGGGCTTCTTCTTTAGCATCTTTGAGAGACATACCGTATCCTTCATTTAGAGATTCTCTTACAGGTACAGGTGCTGCTTCTTCTTCACCAATTACTTCTTCTTTAGGAGAGTATTTTTTGTCTAATTTCATCTTAAGGTTTTCGAGTGTTTTGATTTCTTTCTTAAGACTTTTCAACATATCTTTATTAGTAGAACCTTTTTCCATTTCCTCAAGTGTAGTTAATGCTTTAAGTTTTTTCTTACGTTTCATTATTTCTTCACTGATTTTTTTAGTTTTGGCATGATATTCAGCTTCTTTACCTGATTCCTCAATTTCTTTCATATTGAGTTCTTCTTTAATAAGCTGTTTAATAACAGCGCGGAGTTTAGATTCTTGTAGACCTGTGTTATTTTCTTTTTTCCATTCTTCAGCAGTCATTATTCCTACTTCTGGGGGGTTATAATCATCTTCATATCTACTCATGAAATTGTTAGCAATAGTCATGGCTTGAGATTTTGATTTAGCTCTATTATATTCCTTTTTTTCTTCTCCTTCAGGTTGAATCCATACTACATACTCGCTACTATTAGATTCTTTCATGTTTAATTTATTCATATTTTTATTTCTACTTTTTAAAATATTATCAATTGCCTTTGGTCTGCCACCCATTCCTTTAACACCTTCACCACTTAATATGTATCTTAATTCATCGTCTGTTATATTAGGGTCTTTAATTTGATCCCTATAGTTCATTCGTAATATACGTTCAGATTCACTATCAAGATCATAATCATCTTCTTCTGGTGTTCTTTCTTTATATTTTATATCAGGATTTGAAATAGGTCTTGATAATATATTCATATCATGAATACCTTCTTGTAATTTAATAGTTTTAGGTTTACCAGGTAGTGGCATTTTCTTTACTCCTTTTGAGTTTTGAGGTGCTACTGGCATTTCTTTTACTTTTTTAGGCATTGTTATTTTTGCTTCTTTATCACTAAGTGTATCTTTAGTATTGGATTTTGGTTTTTCTGTTTTTTCAGGTATATCTCCATATCCGCTAGCTTTATATTTACCTTTTGGTTCTTTAGGTTCACCTAGCCCAGGTGCTTCTTTAGTATATCCTATACCTTTAATACCGAATTGGGCGTTTTTAGCATAGTAATTCCAATCTTTACCTAAATTCTTAGCTACAATTTGTTTAAGTTCATCTACACTTTTACCTTGATTTTTTGGATCTTGCATTTCAGTGTAGAAACCATTTAGGAAGGTTTGACCATATAAGTTGTCAATATTCTTAACATCTTTATTATCAAAAGCATGTGATTGGTCATCAGTTACTTCTTTAGATACTTTCTTTTCTTCAGCTTTAACAGATTCATTAAATACATTAAACCAATCTTTACGCCCACCTGATGAAACCATACCTAATCCAGCTATGTTTTCTGTGAGTATATTTTTGCTTTTTAGTATTTTAACTGTCTCATTAAATGAGTTGTAGTGGTTAACATACTCAGGAAATAAATGGCGAGCTTGTTTTAAAAAGTGGGATTTGTTTCCCTTACCTTCTTGTATTTGTGAATATTGATCTTGTAAAGTCATTGTATATTTATTTTATTATGTGTATAAAATTACTGGTGCACCATCTACTAAACTACATGATGTTATGAATAGTGGTATTGTTACTCCAGCTGGTATAGTTATAGTAGTTGCTGATGATTCGATAACTGAGCCAGCTGTATTCAATGCAGCTCCATATTTAAATGTTACTGTAGAGCCAGTTATGTTAGTTGCAATTGCTGAACCAGTTCCTAGACTTTGAATTCCAGCGAAAGAACCAGTCGTTGATTGAGTTCCTGTTAATATTACACCACCAAAATTTACGGGTATGTTTGCCATTTATATATTTTTTAATCTTTAAACATTTCTATTAAATCATCCAAATAATCTGTTGCTAAATCAGTGCCGTATATTACAGCAAAACTTGGATTTTGTTTATATTCGTCCATTGTTTTTTGTTTAGCTTTTTGCAACAATGGAAGTAATTCATTTAATTTATTTTCTACTTTATCAAATCCAAGTATACGACTAGCTATGAATTTTTTTAATTCTGGTTTGTCTATATTTAGAGTATCGATATATTCTTCTACATTAGTGTCTTCCAGTAATGTGTTTTCTGTCCATAAATATTTGGTATCTACCCATTTTGCATTTTTAGCTAATTTCTTAGCATCAACTGGTTTATATCCAAATTTTTTAACATACATGTTATTTTTAACACCACTAGTTCCAGCTTTAGGTCCTTTACCTAATGATGCTCCAGGATTTGATTCGCTTATTTTTGGATTTTTATGAGGTTTAAAAGCAAATGGAGTAGCATATTGAGGACCATTTCCTGTTGAAAAACCAGCACCTCCTGAGCCACCTGTTGAGCTCATTTCTTTGATTTTTCTGAATATATTATTTACTATATTTTTATTCTTAGCCATGGATGTTGGTAAGTTCTTCTAATAATTCATAATATTGTAATAGATTAACTAAGTTATCGTTATCTACTTTATCAGTTTTATTTAATTCTGTTAGTAAGTTAGATACTTCGTTTATTTTAATTTTGATGGCTTTATCTTCTACTTTCTTATTTAATTTAATCAATGATGTTTTTATTTCATTAATTTTAGTGTTGTAGAATTGACGTAGTGATGGAGTTGAGTCAATTGAATTGATAAATTCTTTAAGTACATTCTTTTGATTTTCATTTAGATTAGCATATTTACCATTAAATTTCTCTAATAGTACTCGATATGTTAATATACGAAGGTCTTTATCGTATGACTTAAACTCTTCTAGTAAATTATCTTTAACTTGATCCTTATCAACTGATTTATTAGTTAATGTTTCAAGTAAAACTACTTTGTTTGAAATAATTTGGTCAGGATTAGATAAATTATCACTGTTGTATATTTCAATTAATGTATATAAAGCGGCTTGGGCTTTATAGTTAGGTAATTTAGTTTTAAAAAAATTATCTAATGGATAATGATTAGATATTTCTTTAATTAAATTATATTTTTGTCTTTTAAGTGCTCCTCTATTTAATTGTTTTGAAGCTTCAATTATTGTATTAATCACAATATCTGCTTTCCCTTCACTTAAATGTTTTTTACTTAGTAAAGTTTCATATAATTTATATTCTCTACCAAGTTCTGTCTTAACAAAATATTTTTTTAAGATAGTTGTGGCTTTGGAATCTTTACCTGATAAGCTATCAGCTGTGATTTGGCGTACAAGTAATTCGAATAATATACCTGTGTTCTTGTACTTAGAATGAGATATCTGCATTCAGTTAGTTTTATTATAAATATTAATAAATGTTACTCCCTTAATTGATTTTCATCTAGTAATGAAATTTCTTCATTTTCTTTAGGAAACAAAGGTGTTTTAATTAATCCTTCAATTAATGTTTTATTTTTCTGATATATCGATTGGGCAGTTTCAAGAGCTAGTGGTGATCCTCCTTTATAATTAACTTTACCATATCCTTCTTGGTCATCAGTTTTCATATCAGCTTTGCCTAATCTATCTCTACCAAATACGTTATTTTGAGTATTTATATTAGATACTTTTTCAGTTGGTCTACCTAATTTAACATCTTCACCATATCCATCAGGTACATTTTCTGGATTACTTCCCATTCTGCCTTTACCATATAATGTGGCTAAATCATGAGGTGTACCATATGATTTACCAGTGACTTTAGGGTCGTTTCCTTCTTCAGTAACTTGTTTAATTCTGAATTCACGTTTAGCGTCTTCAATAGCTAAGTCTCTGTATTCTGAATATTGGTCTTGGGATAGGTGGAATATGTTGTCGTATATCCAATCTGTTGGTAATAATTTAGATTCTTGGATACTTTTAGCTAAATCTACTTTTTCTTTTAATAGAGCAATACGTTCTTGATCATATATAATTGACGGAGTAGTTAATGATAATTCAAAATTAGTTAATTGATCTGATGTATATCCTTGTGTGTATAAATGAATTAAAGCGATTTTATATAGTTCAGATAAGGTGATACGTTGTATTCTATCAACAGTACGAGCAAAACGAATATCTTCAGCAGCTAATGTTGCTTTACCTGTCAAATCTTTCTCATATCCCATAAATGCTTTAGGTACTTTTAAAGCAGCAAATAATTTATCTCTCAAATATGTTACATCTTCAATAGCAGCATATTGTAAACCAGGTAATGTATCAATCTTAGTAGTTTGATCATTCCCACGTACAGGTATAAAGAAATCTTCTAATAAATTTTGCATATTGTACTTCAAATTATATTGACCTGTTTCTTGATCAATAAATGGAGTACGTTTCATAGTTGATATAGTTTTTTGCATGAAGTTTTCAACTTCATTAGGTGGGATAGAACCAACATTTAAATAAAATACACGTTTATCTGGAGAACGAGAAATACGATGTATTAACATGGCATCCTCCATTAGTGTGTATTGTTTGAATAAACGACGGGCTGGTTCAATATATGCTCTACCATATGGAAGGTAATTATTGTCTGTTAATAGACGAAAATGAGCCATCTCGTAATTATCAAAATATATTCCAGGTGAGTTTTGTGGGTCAGTACCTGCTACACTATAATATCCTGAACCTCCTGAATAAAATCCATCTGGTGAATATTTAAAACGCACTGAGAATGGGTTGTCTTTATCGTATCCTTCTTGTCTTTCAATATGATATGCAGCCATCGGAATGACATTATATACACCAAATTTTTCAGATATTTCTAATTTAAGGAAGAAATCACCGTATTTACACATTTGGCGAATCCATGCCCATAAATTAAATTCAATATTTAATATATCGTAAAATAAATTATATAATGTTTTTTGAATATCTTCATTACTACTTCTGATTTGTAACACTTCATTCATGTCATTTTTTAATGTACATTCTTCAGCTACAATATCTAATGCTGATGCCACAATCGCATCTGTATCCATGATATCGTAGTCTGAGTATATTTGTGTCCTTAAGTAGCGGTAATTTAGATTAAATTGTGCTCCAAAAAGTGATGTAGTGTTAGGTGAATATATTCTATTAAATCTATCTATTAATGAATTTGTAGCAAATTCACCTGATTGTTGGACAGTGTTAGTATCCATAACTTTAATTTGATTACCACCATCATTACGAATGATAACATCTGTAGAGAATAGACGTTGTAACCTTTTAAATATGCTTGTATCGGCCATAGTATTATATTATACGTATAAATATTGGAGAAACCAAATAAGATTAGCTTAATAACCAACTAAAATTTTCTTTACCTCCTTTACCGTCATCCATAAAATATGGATTGTCACGTCCTGTAGCAAAATATACACCAGATGTTGAATTTGGTTTACTTATACCTCCTAGAGCTGCTCGAGTGAGGTCTTGACTTTGTTGTCTGAATTTTAGAGATGTATCTCGTAAATACATACCAATACCAAAACACATTACTAAATCATCATTGTATCCTGATTGTGCTTCAGGTCGCCCATTACGCCATATGAATACTTTCATTTCTTCTAATAAACGTTTAGATTTAATAGTTACTGATTTATCACCAACATATTCTCTAAATTTATTTATTACTAATGGTCTTGTTTTAAGGGACATTGTAAATCCAGGAGTTACATTATCACTATTTTCATATTTGTTAAAATATGAATCAACAGTTAAAGTATCTGATTTAGGTGAGTAATAAAAATTCTTATATTCTCGTTCTAGTATTGCGTCTATTGTTGCCCAACCTATATTAGCGTTTTCAACTACAAGTAAAGCCTGGTTATATTCAGTTGCTACTCCTACTAAAAAATATCCGAATTCTTTAGGAGATAATTGGCCCTTATATTCAGCTACTTGAGTATTTTCAGCTATATCTATGACATGAAATGCTGAAAAATCTTTACCATCACCCCTAGCGACATCAGCAACAACCATATATTCTCTTGTGTAATCAGGTTGTTCCCAAATCCAATAGTTTTGGTCTGCTCCTCTTCGTTCAACTGGGTTTTGTATGGTAGTTGATGATATAAATTCTAACCATTCGGTATAGAATACAACGTCTCCAGATGTATTGAAGTCACAGTCACATTCTTGTGCTGCTAATCTTGGGTCTCCTAATAGTTCATCTTGTCTTTTTCTCCATGATTCATCTCGTTCAGGATGTACATACCATGGTAGTTTAATTGGTAAAAAGTCATTATCGGCACTTTCAGCTTTAACCCATGTTTGATGAAACCAATTACCTGTACCATATGGAGTAGATAATACAATCACACCTCCACCAGTTGCTAAGGTTTATTGAGCAGATGCCAATATTTCAGCTATACCTTCAATGAATGCGGCCTCGTCAATTATTAGGAGTGATACTGCTTCTGATCGACCAGCATCACCTGCCGCTGAAACTGC